CCTGAGAATTGCCGTCCGACAGCATGTTGCGGACCCGAGCAAGCGCACCCTCGATCGTATCGTGGCCGATATTGTCGCGAGGGCTGACGACCTGATTGACGCCTGGCGAAAGCGTCTGATCGATTGTGTCAAGGACGGGCGACACGTTGACCGCACCAGCGTCACGACGAGCGGCGCCGTAAAGCTGGCTAGCTTCGGCGTCACGTGCACCTGTCAGCGATGCAGCGCGCTGCGCAGCGGTATCCGGAGCCGCGAAGCCTTCTGCTATAGCGTTGGACAAACGCTCGCCCTGCCCTGCCTGGCGCGTGAGGAGCTGATTGACCACCTCTTGCCGCGCATCGTTCGGCGTCCGGGCGACAGACGAGAGCATTCGTTGACCGGCATTGCCGATGGCATCCGCGACGGCATACCCCTGCTGTCCATCCTCGACTGCTGACTGGATCGAATTTGCCACGTCGTCGGCCGTCACGCCCGCACGCTGCATTGCCGTACCCAAAGCCCGGTTTGCGGCGGGCGTCGGGTTCAAGCGCGATGTGATCGGCGCCAGTAGCGAACGAAGGAATGAGCCGGCGCCAGCCGCGACATATGGTGCCGCGGCGCCAGCGGCCAAACCGATAGCGCCCCCTGCTGCCCCGCTTTGCAACCTGTTCAGAAAACCACCCTCTCCGCTCCCGAAGCCCTGGGCAGCACCGAGAGCGGCGCCCTCCCCAGCTCCGGCCGCAGCAACGCGCCCAAGGCTCGCTCCACGATTGACGGCATTTGCTGTCAGAGAAAGGCCACTTTTCGCCAACCCGGCGCCCCCAGCAACACCGCCGGTGATCTGGCCAGCAAGACGATACCCGCCGCGGTTCTGCTCATCGGAGGCGTTGACGGCGCGTTCTTCGGCAAGCGCCTTATTGTAGTCCGCATCCTTGGTGTCAGACGCAAAGGGTGCGTTGAGGGCTCGAGCCACCGCACCGAGAGGATTGTACTCGCCCGCATAGAGGCCGCTGTTGTAATACTCTTCCGGCGGTCGCTGGACGAAAAGCGGACCACTTTTCATCTGGGCGGCGAGCTCGTCTGCGAGGCCGAACGAGAGCGTATCCGCAGCACCACGCCCAAATGCATCCACGCGGCCGGCGAGACTATCTCGCGGATCGGCCGGCTGACCGCTGATCAAGCGGCCGACGCCGGTATCGGTCTTTCCGGGCACGACGGCGCTATTGTCTTGTTGCGGAGCCGGAGCCGCATTCTGGCCGCCGAGCGTCTTCGCGATCTCCTCGACCGCCGCGTTCTGCTGGTCAGACGATAGCTTTTCGAAGCTGTCGTCGACGGTTACCTTCTGTCCACCGATGTTCAGAACGGTCATTTTTCAATGTTCCATTTAACTCCGGAGGAAGTCGTATTCGGCGCAGGGGCGACCGGAGTTCCTTGAGTTTGCTTGCCGCCGGCCTGCTGACGAGCGCGTTGAACGGCATTCTGAACAACGGAACGCAAGTCGTTGAGAGCGTCCTTATAGTCCTTCTCATTCTGCGCGACGTTGAGCCGTGCCATAGCCTGTGTGGCCTTTGCGCCTTCAACTTCGGTGATCTGGCCGCCGCCGCGAAGCGTGTTATAGGCCTGAAGGAAAGATTGGCCCGTGATCTGATCCATCTTGGACTGAACGCGCTCAGAGTCGGCACTGAAGTTCTTCAGGCGGCTATTTACCGGACCAAGCATCTTCGGAAGATAGGCATCATTCGCGAGACTATCGATGGACGACAGCATTTGATTTGCCGCTCCTTCGACTGCCGGGAGGGCGGCTTGAGACTGACCTTGAGCTGTTCCGGTCGCCTTGTCTCTGCTCTCGCCAGATACATCCTTCGGCACTTCCTGAGAGGTGCCGTTCGTCGTGTCCTTGATCAGCCATGACGTTCCGAGGTCGATCTTTTCATACCGGTTCTCGGGCTTGAAATCCGCCGGCAGCGGAACCCTGTTCGCGGTTCCGTCCTTGCCAGGCTGCAGATAGACCGGGCTCCCGTCCTTGTCGTAGCCCTTGATGACCGTGCCGAAGTAATTGTCTGGGTTTGCACCACCAGCGCCGGCCGGCGGCGTAATCCACTGGCCCGTCGATTCATCATAGAGCGCTGCTCCCTTCGAAACATTCTGAAGGGCTGCTTTCGGCTTCTGAAACTGCCCGACACCTTCGATTGCACCGGTCGCCTGATTGGCGCGCGCAAGCGTACCGTCGGGGAATGTGATGAATTGCCACGGCTCGGCCGTTTTGCCGGTTTGGACCTGCTGCCAAAGTTGCAAGCCGACCTGCCGAGTGTTCGGATCGCGTACCAGGTCCGCGATCTGCTGATTGGAGATGTTTTGACGTGAGGCCGGCTGTGCGGCGGCGATCATACCAGAAGCAGACGGAGCGGCCGCTTGCGGCGCGGTGGCCTGCTGAGGCATAGCCTGTGGCGCCGAAGCTGCGGGCGCTCCCTGCGACGCTGCGACATTGGCCGGATTGCCGTTGATCTGCGGCGGCAAGTTTGCTTGTGCCTGCTGATTGCCGACATTGACCACCTGAGGATCGACGTAGCCGGGTTTTGGCGCCGGACCAAGCAACTGCTGCATCTGATTAGGCGTCACCGTGCTGGGGTCGAAGCCCGGCGCTCCTGCTGTCGCAGGGGCGGCCGTGGGCGCGATCGAACCTGTAGACATGCCTGCGGTCGGGTCGAGGCTCGCAACCTGTGTGGGAGCGGCCTGCTGAGGCTGTTGGCTGCCAAACTGCTGGGAATAGTAGTTCTGGGCCATGGCTTGACGGCGCGCAGCCTCACCGCCCGGTTGATCGTAGCCAGCGAACTTCCACGCATTCGCCATGAGGCTGGCAGCCTCCTGTGGGCTCTTCGCGGCATTGAGGCGCTGAACAAGCGACGGATCTTCCTGAAGGAAGAACTTGGCCTGTGTTGCTGGCGAGATGTTACTCGGATCCTCACCCTGCGACTGCGCGAAATTCCGCAGATTGGCGAGCCGATCATTACGCCACGACAGAATGCCGCCAGCGGTCCCTGCCTGCCCGCTCTGTGACGGATCAGGCCAAGACGCATTGACCTTGGATGGATCCCACGAGCTTTCAGCTTTACCGGTAGCCGCAATGGCCGACAGAGCATTGGGATTGGTCACGCCGCCCTGCTTCACCGCGCCGATGAACTGGTTGTAGATATCGTTCGGCGAGCCGATGTTCGCGTTGCCGGCGGTGGGGGCTGGTACGGCCGCCGATGCCGACGTGTTGACGGCCGAAGGGCTGGATTGCTGCCCGAACAGCCGCGACAGGAAGCCGCCGCCCGGCTGCGGGATCTGCGGTGCTTGCCCGGAGATCTGGTCTGCCAGCTTGCCGAAGGAAATGTCCTGCGACTTCTTGTCGATCGCACCGCCGATTGTATTTTGCAAACTGGTCAGCCACGAGCGGTCTGGCGTCGGGAGTTCTGCGATCGCCACACGAAGATTTGCAATAGCCATCAAAATAGTCCCGCTGTGAGTGCCTTGGTGCCGAGGCTAAGACCGGTGCCGAGTAAGCCGCCCAATAGGCCGCCGCTGCTTTGAGCCTGTTTTTCCTTGACCTGCGCCAGATCGTTGTTGAGGCCCATCTGCCCCTGGGCCACGGAACTTTCGAGCCCGAGGCGGTCGTCGGCCGTGCCTTGATAGAGACTTGCCTCATTGCCGAGAGCGCCGGCCGCGCCACTCGCCGCACTGAGACCTTGGCCGGAAAGTCCGTTCAGCCGGTCAAGCCAGCTCCCGTATTCCTGATTGGCGAGGCCGCTGCCATATTGAGAGAGCGCTGTCAGTGTGTTGCCGGAATTGAGCATCCCGGCCGCCGATGCCCCGCGCAGAGCCGCTTGGGTGCCTTGGTCTAGTTGGAATTGATAACCAGGCCCCGCCTGAAAGGCTGACGTTGCGGCGGCGTTTCCGTCGGCGCCGTTCAGTCCGACGGCGTTGGAATACATGTCGGTGGCACTTTTGCCGGCGGTCAGATAGGGATTGTAATTATCAACCGCCTGGGTCAGTGCTCCGGCCGACTTCTGCTCACCGGTATCGATGATGCTGTTGCCGGCGTTCTGCAGGTTGGACAGAATAGCGCCGTTCTGGCCTATGGCCTTCGTCGTCGCCTTCCCGATGTTACTGCCAGTGAGGCTATCCAAAAAGCCCATAGATCAACCTCCTAAGACAGTGATGCGCTGCTCTACTTCGCGCAGATGTTCGTCCAGGCGCTTCAGGTAGAGATACCAACTCGTGTTGATGACACCCGTTTGTGGGTTCACAAGGCGCTCCGTTGGCGTCGGCAGTGGCGGAAGCGGTTTCAGACTGGTTGCCATCAGCGCGATCTCGCGGCGGCATCCATCGAACCGCTCAACCAAGAGACAAAGACCGGATCAGAGACATCGATGCGCCAAACGCGGCCGTATCGGCTAGACATGCCAGTCCGGTTGACCACAACCGGCGTTCGGTGCGTTGCCAGCCGGCCGAGAGAACGCTGAAGAGGAGTGCCGAATGAATTGCCGCCGTCGTCAGACCATGAAATCAGGCAGACCGGATCGGTCTCGATCGGCTCATCACCCGTCACGAGCCCTTGTCCGACAATCACATCGAAGTCAGCGCGCGGTATCGCGATGCGATCCGGGAAATTGCTCATAGGCAGCGAGTGCAGCCTCATAACCAGAGGTTTATTACCCTCTTTCGCGGCCTTCGGATCGAGCTGCCACACGTCGCCGGTAGTGCGGTCACCGATGACCCAGCCGTTGAAGGCCTTGATCGAGCAGACGCCGCGCCAATGGTTGTCGAGATAGCTGGCCCGCTCATGCCAGAAGCCGGTTGCAAGCTCATAGGTCCAAGAGAATGTCGGCCCGGAGACGGTTGCCCACATATGGCCCGAGGTGACGGCAACGGTGACATCGAGTGTCGTTTTGTCCGTCACTCCCTCGACCAGCCGATCGAGATCCGGCGTCGAAATCTTGGTGGGCTGATAGCCGCCATCGAGCCGATAGACACCATTGTCGTCAGCGACAAAGATCAGGCTCGAGAAGCCATCCTCATCCCCGGCAATAGCGAATGTGTCTGCCAGGCCCTTGGAAAACACTGCGGCGCGCGAGAACGGCGTACCGGTGGCATTTCCGGCGTTCTGCCAGAACTCCATGCCGTTTGGCCCAAGGAGGATGAGCTGCTCTCCGAAACCCTTTGCGTTCAATAGGCCGCCGGGGTGGCTTTCCGCCTTACCGAAGTCCAAGGCGCTAACGGTCGTATCATTCAAACCCGACACGAAATAACGCCCGTCGCGGATCGCGAAGATGAAATAGCCGTCGAGGAACGACACGCTGATCGGCTGCGGCAAGTCACCGTCCGGATAGCTGGTCGGTGGCGCATCGCGGGTGACGATGAAAGCGCCATCTTCCGCGACGCAGACAATATCGGGAATGGGCGCCTTATTGTTGCGCGCGAAGGTGACCCGCTTTGTGCCCGGTAGCTCGCCGATGTCCGTCACGACGAATACACCGCCGACGAGGTTGATGCGTGTCAGCCGTTCAGCCTGAGCGACGAACAGGTCGCCGTTGTAGTAGTGCAGCCCACGGCATCCGAGATGCAAAATAGTGGCGAGGAGAGATAGGCCAGGTGCCCGGCGGCGCGCATAACTGGCCCGAGCGCCTTGATCGAGCGGTTCCGCGTAGCAGTTGATCAGGCGCCCCGAACCCTCGCCGGGGCGTTCGCCTGGCGCCGTGCTGGTCGGGAAAACGATATCCGCCATTAAAAATACTCGCCAGGCAGAACCGAGCCCGAAACGTAGGTACTAT